CTCCTAGCTAAATTTAAGCATAATAACCCACATCCACTGCATCCATAGCCCATTCCTGCCAAGTTCTGGTACCATGTGGGGGTCGATGCGCATCTCTATCATATATACTCCGTCGCAATAAACTCTTACGTGAGGGAAATTTTCCTAAAACTGTCTTCATCCCCACTTTATAATAATATTTTCGATCAGAATCAACCCAATTTTGTATATGTCCATCCAGAGTTGATTTTACTTTAAAATGCGCCAAAGCGTGCGTATATGTCAATTTATACAAATACAATAAAGTATCATACGTTATTGGCTCTATTCCTAACGAATCATATGCTAACCCGATCAACCTTGCTAAATTTTTATAAAAGGGATCAGAATTATCTTTAGGTATAGCCATACGCCATTTGTATTGCATAAAAGGTCGCCATGGAACAATCCTAGCTATTTTAGGTTCAATCATTTCCAAATTAAAATTAGAAGCTAAAATCCATGACCTCTTCAAATAGGAAGGCCCTTTATAAACCACCTCCAATACCTGACTATTGCATACTCTCAAATATGTCAGTAATGAATAATATGTGCTTCTATGTTTAAAAGTCATATGATATACTTGGCTACAATACTCGCAAAACCTATCTATTCCTATATCATCATGCAAGGCTCGCAAGTACGCATAGGCAAAATCATCACCTGTTATCAACATACATAACTTTCTAGCACATAAGGCGGCCCAAATTCTTTGCCTGGTTTTTTATCAGATACTCTCATTCTATAAAATATAAAAGTAAGAAACATCATAACTCCTACAATCCAAGAGTCTCCATGAGATGTCTCTATACTTCCTGAGGGCATGATTCCAATGAGAAATATAAAATCTTTTAACCATCGAACACATTTTCCGGCCAACTGTTCCGCGCACGCTTCAACTAAGTACTGATACATACGGTACATATGAGTATCTTCTTTCATTATCCATAAGGACCCCATCATCATATAAAGCATAAGCATCATGGAGTTAACATTTAAATCTAAAGCTTCCACATCTCCACTAGCTACCATCATTGTACCACTACCAACCCATCGATAGGTTTTATTAATCGTTTGAGAATCATTATATCCTGTGGGTTCTTCATCATATCGGTCCATTTCATCTCCATACATCTGAAGAAATTTTAAATACGCCCCTCCTTCTGTCCACTTTGACCCTATATCTATATGAACCGTATTATTTCGAGCATATTCAGCCGACAACGTACCATCCTGACGAATTAAAAAGCAATCAGGTGCATACGTTCGCTCTTGATGCCTAGTATGTAATAATCCATGCAATCCTGAATCACCACTCATAAAGAATAATCTCATCTTATGGAAAATCTTCTTAACAGCTTCTTGTGAGTGGTCATCCCCATCTAAATAAGACAAACGCTGAGCTTTAACAGCCAATGATATTATATGTCTAATTAAGTTCTTTTCCAAGGGAACATCATATCGAGTCGCTTCAAAAATATCATTTAATTGCTGTATAACCTCTGCTAATATTATATGTTTAGCCTGACGTTTAGTGGGATGTGATGTGAACGTAACATGTACTCCTCCTTTCCTCACATCATTTAGTTCTGGATATTTTCGCAATGAAGATTTACTTTTAGTAATGACCCATTTTCTTAAATCTCCAAAGTCCAATGTAAACTTAACCGGTTTTAAATCAACACAATATGAGTAATAATACTTCAGTGCACAGTGAGTATCGTTAAAATTATAAGAAGCATCAACTCCTACATGTGTTTTAAACATTTTCAACAACCGGGCCTCCAGACCTATTCCAGGATTATACTGGGCATCTGCTACATACGGATATTCATACGTTCCTCCAAAGGCCAAATTATATATGGATAATTTTCGCATTGCTAAAATGACCAAGGATGGGACTCCTACTTGTAACCTACGAGTATTATTAACCCAATGATCATTAGGACATAGCATGTCTATCTCTACCGGTGGAATTAAATTAGGAAATCTCCAAGTTAGTTGATATTTATCAGTTCTTTTAATAAGCTCTACATGTTTAGGTGATAATGGTACTTTTTCAACAGCTGATGGGAACCAGTCAGAAGGCCACTCTGGTATCCTCATCGGAAAAACATTAGCTGCATGCACCATTCCATCAACTATCTTTGGAAATTGAATCATAGATGTACCTTTCGTAATCAATGTAGGTACTGATTCTATCCTTTGTATAGTATAGCACTTAGCAAATTCCAGTAGAAAACGCCGCTGTGCATCATCATATGTCTCATGAGTATGTTTAAAGATGATTTGCTTGCCACCTCCCAACGGAGTCAAATCATAGGTCAAAATGACTTCCTCCCCCTCAGGATATTCTTTTTGTACATGGTAATGTTTCGCAATATAGCGAATCATCTGGTCTTTGTCTTTGGCCCACATTTTTAATGACGTTTTGTGCTGCAGTATCTCCGTAGAAGGTGTCCGAAGCGGCGCTTCCTTTCACC